AGAAGTAAAACAAAAAGTCAATTTAAAGTTCGCCCAAAACAGAAAAGAAACAACTTTAGATAGAGTAATGAAAAGATTAACTAACAATTAAAATTAAAAAAAATGCCAAACCCAACATTCACACCAACAGCATCTAGTTATTCTGGAGAGTTTGCAGGAAAATATCTTGCAGCTAGTCTTTTAACTGCAAAAACATTAGATGATGCAGCTATAACTATTATGCCAAACATTAAGTACAAAGCTGCTATGAAAGTAGGAACTTTTTCAAACTTAGTAAGAAGTGCAGATTGCAATTTCGATTCTGCTACATCTGGATTAAACCTACAGGAGAAAATTTTAACTCCAACTGAGTTACAAGTAAACTTAGAAATCTGTAAAAAAGAGTTACATTCCGATTGGGAAGCTGCTCAGATGGGGTTTAGCGCCTATTCTGATTTACCAAAACTATTCTCTGATTTCGTTATCGCAAGAGTAGCTGCTGAGGTAGCAAGTGCAACTGAAACTTCTATATGGAGTGGAGCTGCAGGAGAAGGAAACTTTGACGGATTTACTGCTTTAGCTACTGCTGATGGAACTGTAGTAGATGTTGCACAAGCAACTGTAACTGCAGCAAACGTAGTAACTGAATTAGGAAAAATAGTTGATGCTATTCCAAGTGCAGTTTACGGAGCAGATGACCTACACATTTATGTATCACAAAATATCTATAGAGCTTACGTTAGAGCTTTAGGAGGATTTGGTGCTGCAGGTTTAGGAGCTAATGGATATGACAACAAAGGGAATAACCAATCATTAAATGATTTATTCTTTGATGGTGTTAAAATCTATGCTACATCAGGATTAGCTGACAATACTGCAGTTGCTGCAAGATCAAGTAACTTATTCTTCGGAACAGGTCTATTAAATGACAGAAACGAAGTTAAAGTAATTGATATGTCAGATATCGATGGATCACAAAACGTAAGAGTAATAATGAGATATACAGCAGGGGTTCAAATCGGAATCGGTGCAGACGTAGTTCTTTATTCTTAATATTTTTAACTAACATATAAGAGGGTGGGTATTAATCTACCTACCCTTTTTTAATACTAATAATTATGGCTTGTATATTAACAACAGGTAGAAAAGTTCCTTGTAAATCAGCAGTAGGTGGTCTAAAGACTGTTTACTTTGCAGATTACGGAACTCTTGGAGATGCTACTATTGTAGCTGGAGAAGTTACTGTTCTTTCAGGAAGTCCTGCTTTATTTCAATTTGATATAAAAGGGAATTCTTCTTTAGAGACTGCAATCAATAGCTCAAGAGAAAACGGAACTACATTCTACGAATCAACATTAAACTTAACACTTACTTTCCTAGAAAAGGCTACACAAGAAGAACTTAAATTAATCGCACACGCAAGACCTCACGTTTTTGTAGAAGATTATAATGGTAACTACTTTGTAATGGGCTTAGAACACGGAGCAGAAGTAACAGGAGGATCAATCGTAAGTGGTGCTGCTATGGGAGACCTTAGTGGATTTACACTAACTTTAGTTGCTCAAGAAACTGCACCACCATACTTTATTACAGGTTCTGTAGTAACAGGAGATGCAAGTGCAACACAAATAGCACCTAATTAAAATAATTTTTGTATATTACAAAAGTTTTCATTAATTGATTTTAAAGGGGGAGTTTTAAAGCTCCTCTTTTTTTATACACAAAATCTAAAGTTTGTACGTTATATAAGTATGATACACTTAACGACATCTGCATCGGCACAAACATTCAAGGTAATACCTAGAAGCTATGCAAGTACTGTAAGTATGATACTAAGAGACGATTCAACAAACACCTCTACAACATACTCAGTAAGTACAACAACAGATAAAAATTATTTAGTGATATCAAAAGCATTAAGTCCTATATTAGTAGAGGGAAGATTTTACGATCTTACTTTAAAAGAGGGAAGTAATGTAATTTATAAAGACAAAGTTTTTTGTACTGACCAAGCTATATCAAGTTACTCAGTTAATAATGGAGAATACACAACACCAACAGGAAACGATGCTTACGATAATGATTATATAGTAATATGAAAAACAAATCAGATTTAAGTATAGTAAATTTAAGTACCTACACATCTCCACAAGTCAAAGAGGTTAGTGGTAAAGATTGGATTGAGTACGGAGGAGATAACAACTATTTCCAATACTTAATAGACAGATACAACGGAAGTCCTACCAACAACGCTATTATAAATGGTGTTAGCGAGATGATTTACGGAAAAGGGTTAGATGCTACCAATTCAAATAAAAAGCCTGACCAGTACGCTCAAATGAAGTCTTTATTTAACAATGATTGTGTAAGAAAATTATGCTATGATTTGAAACTAATGGGACAATGTGCTATACAAGTTATCTATTCAAAGGATAGAAGCAAGATTTTACAGTTAGAGCATATACCTATTGAAACTCTTAGAGCTGAGAAATGTAACGATAAAGGAGATATAGAGGGTTATTACTATTTTAGTGATTGGGCAAAGTACAAGCGAGGAAACGAACTAACAAGAATACCTGCATTCGGAACTTCTAAGGAAGGACTAGAGATACTTTATGTAAAGCCTTACAGAGCAGGTTTTAAATATTATAGTCCAGTAGATTATCAAGGTGGTACACAATACGCTGAATTAGAGGAGGAAATTTCTAACTTTCATTTAAACAACATTCTTAATGGTCTAGCACCTAGTATGTTGATTAACTTCAATAATGGAACTCCTGATCCTGAACAAAGAGAAATGATAGAGAGAAGAATCTACGAAAAGTTTAGTGGTTCTAGTAATGCAGGTAAATTTATATTAGCGTTTAATGACAATCCAGAAACTGCTGCAAGTATTGAGCCTGTACAGTTAAGTGATGCACATCAACAATATGAGTTTCTAAGTTCAGAGAGTTCTAAAAAGATAATGGTATCTCACAGAATTGTAAGTCCTATGTTATTTGGTATTAAGGATGATACAGGACTAGGAAACAATGCAGATGAATTAAAGACTGCATCTATCTTATTTGACAACTTAGTAATTAAGAGCTTTCAAGGTCTTTTAATAGAGGCTTTCGATAAAATACTAGCTTATAATAATATCTCGTTGCATTTGTACTTTAAAACGCTTCAGCCGTTAGAATTTACAGACTTAGAGAATGTAGAGGATGATGAAACTAGAGAAGAAGAAACAGGGGTTAAACTTTCTAAAAATCATATAGACAATGAAATAGCAGATGAGTTAATTGACTTAGGAGAGAATGAAGAAGATATACTAAAAGAGTTTGAAATCGTTGATGAATCTGAAGTAAACTATGATTTTGAAGATGAACAAGATGGAGTAGTTGAGGACTTAAACAATCAAGTAAATCTAGTAAGTACAGGTAGAGCAAACAAAACAAAAAAGAGTGAGCAAGATGGTACTTCAAAACAAGCATCTCAATTTGATGTTGAGTTTTTAGTAAGATATACTTATAATCCAAATAGCACTAAACCAACATCTAGAGAGTTTTGTAAAAAAATGGTTAGAGCTAAAAAAGTATATCGTAAAGAGGATATCGTAGCAATGAGTAAAAAGTCTGTTAATGCAGGTTTTGGAAAAAATGGAGCAGACAATTATAGTATATGGCTTTATAAGGGAGGAGCTAGATGTTCTCACAGATGGTATCGTAAAACATACCAAAGACTAAAAAGCGATAAATCAATGGGTAAAGAGATTACCTCAACTCAAGCTAAAAGTAGAGGATTTAAATATCCTAAGAATGCACAGAAAGTACCTGTAGCACCAAAGGATATGCCTTATAAAGGATATACGGCAGCATACGCTAAGAAAATAGGAATAAGTAGATAATTATGGCAACAGTATTATTCATATCAAGAACAGATTTAGTTAAGAACAGTATTATCGATGGTAATACAGATACTGATTTGTTTATACAATTTATTAAGATTGCACAACAAATAGAAATAAGAAACTATTTAGGAACTAAGCTATACGACAAAATAGGAGCAGATATTGCAGGATCAGGTTTAACAGGAAACTATCTAACTTTAGTAAATGAATATGTACAACCTATGTTGATCTGGTATGCACAAGCAGAGTATTATCCT